ATATAATTGCAGACGATTTACATTCCGAGAAGAACGTTGGTACTAAGGAGCAGATAGACAAAGTCATCTCCCATTACCGGCTATTACTTTCTCTGCTTGAACCTGGTGGTACCCTGATTATAATCGGAACTAGATGGCATTACTACGACCTTTATAGCTATATCCTGGAAGATGAAGATGAGAAGGATTGGGAAACGTATATTGAGAAAGCAATACGGGATGATGGGAGTTTGTCTTTTCCAAGCAGGTTGACTAAAACCTTCCTGCAAGAACAAAGAAACTCTCAAGGCAGCTATGTTTTTAGCTGTCAATATCTCAACAGTCCTGTATCTGAGGAGACACAATGTTTCAAGAGAGACTATTTCAAATATTGGGGGGGAGTTGGCGACCCGTACCCTGTATCGGATGGGAAGAGGGTGCTACTCAACATCTACATACTCATCGACCGTGCCTTTTCTTCGAAGGAGACTGCCGACTACACAGCAGTGGTTGTTGTGGGTGTGAGCTCGTCAAACAACATTTACGTCTTGGATGCCCTGAGGAAGCGTTGCGGCTTACAGGAACTAACTGAGATTGTGTTCCGCTTCCAAACGAAGTACGGGAAAGAACGAGTTAAAGGGATTGGGCTTGAGACTATAAACTTTGAAGAGGCGTTTTCCTTCTTCCAAGAACAAATGAAGAAGAAAAACAGGTTCTTTATTCTCACTAGGCTGATGCCTGGGAGTAGACAAAGTAAGAACGGTAGGATTGAGACTGCATTAGCATCAAGATACGCTAACGGAGTCATCTACCACCGAAAGAGGATGATTGATTTTGAGGATGAATTGCTGAGGTTCCCTGTAGGAACGCACGACGACTTGATTGATGCGTTCTCCTACATAACCCAGATGATGAATCCGCCAACTGACCCTAAATTCGAACTTGAAGGCATTGAATATCAACCCAGTGGGTTTTTCGGAAATACAGGATACTAGGAGAAATAAATGGCAGAAAGTAAAAAAGAACAAATTCTGAATCGTTATCAGCATAGTCATAACTATTACCAAACCATCAGGGATAATAGTGTTGATTATTACAAAAAGTATCGTGGTTGGCTTAACGCTACTACCGCCAAAGACTACTACAAATGGCGGAGTAAGCTCTTCATCCCAGCCGTAGGCAGAGCTGTCGATGGATTACTACCCGACCTAATGCTTACCCTGTTCGGACCTGACCCGTTCTTTAATGTCTTCCCAAGAGAGAAAGCCGATGTACCAACCGCTAAAGTAATGGAATCATTGTTAGCCTACCAATTCCAAGAGGCTGACTTCTTTAATAACGTTTCTGTATTCTTAAAACAAATGGCTATCTACGGAACCTCGTTCGGTAAAGTCTATTGGAAGAAAGAAACCAGAATGGTTAAGACAGAAGTTGATGTTGAATTGATGGGGATTCCTACTGGTGAGAAAGAAGCTGACGAAAAAAATGAAGTAGTATTCGATGGCCCCATATTCGAGCCTATCGACTTCTTCAATATCTATGTTTCGCCTAAAGCTACCTCTCTGGAAGACACCTGGGTTATTCATCGCTCTGAGAAAACCCTGGGTGAGATTAAACAACTACAAAAAGACGGGGTTTATAAGAACGTAGACGACCTCGAAAACTATATTATGACCAACGTTACTCAGAATAACTATCAAGACATGGAGCGTAAGAACTCGGCTGGGTTCCCTACCGCTATCGGCACGGAAGAAGGCGATAGACGTGTTATAGAGATTCTTGAGTATTGGGATGATAAGAGGAAGAAGGTTACTACTATCGCTGGAAGACAAGTTATTATAAGGGATAAGGATAATCCGTTCGGTTGTCTTGACCCGTTTGTTTCTGTTAGTCTTTGGAGCCTTCCGTTTGAACTGTACGGTATCGGTATCGTAGAGAAAGCTGGAGACTTGCAAGACCAGCTGAACTCTGAAGTGAACCAACGACTAGATAACAGGAACCTAAAACAAAACTTGATACTGAAAGTAAGACGTGGAGCTAATGTTAATACTAGAGCACTTGTTACTAAGCCTGGTGGAATTTGGCTTACTGACGATATGGCAGCTATTGAACCAGTTATTATTCCTGATGTTGGTAGTTCTAGTAGCTTCGCAGAAGAAGGTTTGCTTAAACAAGAAATAGAAGAAATTACTGGGGTTACTAAATACGCTACTGGGTCTGGGTCTGGTGGACAAAGCAAGACAGCTACAGAAGCTTCCCTGCTATCAAGAGCTGGTAGTAAAGGGTTTGCCTTAATAATTAAGCAAATAGAAGAAATGGCGATAAAACCAATCATCAAGAAATTCTACCAACTTGACCAAAAGTTTATGGAAACGGATAAGGTTGTTAGAATTGTTGGTGAAAAAGGTGCAATGTTTGTTACTGTTCCTCAAGATGAGATTAAAGGAAACTACGATTTTATCCCGGCTGCATCCTCACAGTTAATCGATAAGAACCTTAAAGTGCAACAGATGATTAACTTGCTTGGTATCACAAAAGAAGACCCAAGCTTTAATAGGAAAGAGATTTATAAGAGAATATGGGAATCATGGGGATACAAAGATTTCGATAGTTTATTGGTTGCACAACAACCGGGAATGCCTGGAATGCCAGGGATGCCTGGAATGGGTGGAATGCCTACAGCTGGAGGTGCACCAGTAGAACCGACTGGAATACGACCTGGTGGACCAGCAGAAGGTGGTATGCCAATAATGATGGGCGGCGGCGGAAACAGACCATAATAGGCCGATAAGGAGATTATATGGATAATGATGAGTTGTTAATGCAGGAGCAGGCGTTGAAGGATAACGTTACTGAGGGAGAAGTGTATTCGCAGTTTAAGCAGATGCCTGCTTGGAAGTTGTTTGAAGAAGAAATTATGATGAGGTTACATGATTGTGGAACAAGGTTACAACTTGAATCGGATGATAAGGAACTTTTTAGAACACAGGGAGAAATGAAACAGTTGAACAGTTTATTAAAGCACGTAGCCATGAAGATAGAGGCTGGCAAAGAAGCTAAAGGTTTACTTGAAGGGGGTGGAAGTGCTTAAAATTGTTTCGTTTGTTTTTGGATTATAAAAATTAAAAGGAGATTTTATTATGAGTAGTATCGATAACCTGTCAAACAATGCCTCCGCTTCCGAAATGGAAGGAGCGATAAAGGTGTTTGAATCAGAACAGGCCGAACTAGACAAAGTTCATACGTTAGAAAATCCAGTTAAAGAAGCGGCTGAAGAAGCCGATACAAAAGAAGTCGAAGCTACCGAAGAAGGTAGCATAGAAAAGGTCGAAACAATCCCAGAAGAAGCCGTTGAGGATGAGACCCCTATTACCGAGGCCACGGAAAAGGGAGAATCTCAAGACCGATTCGGTGGAGATTATAAGAAGGTCCTAAAAAGCTATGACGAAGGGCGTAAGTGGAATACACGAATGTCCCAAGAAATAGCCGAGTTGAAACGTGACGTCGAGAGTAATAAACAGGCTCCACAGGCAACTGTGAAACAACCTGAAAACTCTATGAGTTATGAGCAACTTATCGAATGGCGAGATAGAGACCCTATCAGTTATGATAGGTTTATCGCTGGCCATGAAGCAGACACTAGAGACAAAAAGCTCAAGGAAGAAATTATGAGTCTAAAATCTGGTATGGCTAGCTTTTATGCTAAAAATACCCTCAATGATTTCAGGACTAAATATCCTGATTTTAAAGAGAATGAAAATGAGATTAAGGAATCATTATCAACACTTCCAAGAGAAGTAGTCGATAATCCTGCTTATTACGACACTACGTTGGAGACAGCGTATTGGTCCGTAAAAGGTAAGAAGCTTAAAGCATCAGAAGAGTTAGCTCACGAACGTGGTGTGCGTACAGCTCAAAAAAAGGCGAAAGCCAAAAAAGAGGCTTATGTTGAAGGTTCTGCTAAAACAAGTGCAGAGCAACCTTTGAACATGGATAAAATGAAATCCTCTGAAATAATGGATTTTATGAAATCAAAAGGGATTGTTCAAGAATAATTTTTTTTAAGGAGAAACTGATATGGCACCAGATGTAAGAGCGGTCGCAGATGTCTCTTCCGTTGTGGGAAGATACTACGACAAGCTAATGCTAGAACGATTAGTAGCTAATACGGTTCTCTATAATATGTCCGAGAAGAGGTCTATCCCTAAGGGAGCTGGCAATGTAATCTATATGAATAGGTTCACCAACTTTCCTACGACCACTACGAAATTAACAGAAGGTATTGTTCCAACGCAAACATATCTTTCTGGTACAGAAGTTTATGCAACACTTTACCAGTTAGGTGGTTGGACCCCAGTATCCGATGTTTTAGTGGCGACTTCCTTTTCTCAAGTAGTTAAAGAATGTGTTGAAAACTTCGGTGATTCTGCTGCAACTTCTGTTGATACTTCGGTTGAATACGATTTATTGTCAGAAGATAGAGTAGATGGAGGAGAAGGTCCTCAAACCGATGACCTTTGCATTTCTACTTGGTGGTTTGGAAAACAGGGCGGACTTTCAACTCTTTATATCTCTTCAAATGGAACCTTTTTAACTGAGGCTTTAACATATAGTTTGTTATCAGCTGATGTTACTGGAACAGAAGGTCATGTGATGGATATTGACAAGATTGTAAGAACTGTTGGTAAGTTGAGAAACTCGAACGTAAGACCATTTCAAGATGGTTATTACAAAGCATGGGCTCATCCTAAAGTTTTGCTTCAAATTCAGAGAACGGCTGAATGGGCAGAATTCAACAAGTACACTCGACCTGAGATACTTGATAGGGGTGAAGTTGGTCGTGTTGCGGGAGTTAGATTCTATGAATCTACCATTCCGTTCATAACTAATTCAGCACCATTGTCTGCAGCTTCCACTTCAATTTCGTTGGCTTTCACTCTTATTTGGGGAAAAGGTGCGTTTGCTGTTACCGAGCTAAGTTCCGAGAAGGGTGTAAAAACCTACGTAAAAGCTCCTAACAACAACGATACTTCGAACCCAATTAACCAGTGGTCAACTGTTGGTTGGAAGATTCTAATGGCGGCTAAGGTTCTTAATAAGAGCTGTGGATATTTCTTAATGTCCATTACTACTTAATTAGGCTTTAATATGGTGAGGGGGAGCAATCCCCCCTCCATAAATTGAGGAGATTATATGAATTGTTTGGTAACCGGTGGTGCTGGATTTCTGGGGTATCATTTAGTAAAGAGATTAAGAGAATTAGGACACGATGTAGTATCTCTTGATAATGGAATGCAGCCTTGTCATGCACCTGATAAAGAGTATAAATACGCAGACATTAGGTATATAGATGATTTAAGAGAGTATATTAAAAATGCTGATACGGTGTTTCACTTAGCAGCCCAGATTTCAGTTGATAAATCTATTGCTAATCCACAAGAAACAATAGATATAAATGTTGCTGGAACACAAAATGTTTTACAGCTTTGTAGACTTTATAATGTTCCAATGATATTTGCTTCATCGTCTGAGATATATGGGTCAAGCCAAAGGATGTATATGGCGGAAGACCATCCGCTAGACGCTCAGAGTCCATACGCAGCCAGTAAAGTTGCTGGGGATAGACTTTGTTATTCGTATTATAAAACGTATGGGATGGATGTAAGGATTTTAAGGAACTTTAATACAGCAGGACCCTACCAGAATGGTTACGGTGCAGTATTTTCATCGTTCATTGAAAAGGCTTTACATGACAAACCATTAGAAGTATTTGGCGACGGTACACAAGAAAGAGATTATATGTGGGTTGGCGATGCTATTGACGCTTACTTGACGATAATGGATAATGGAAAACCTGGCATGGTTCTTAATGCTGGCACAGGCAAGACTGTTACCGTCAATGAAATAGCTAAGCTTGTTTTAAGGCATACAGGTAAAGACGTAAAGATTGTTCACACAGAACCAAGACCAGGCGAGGTGCAAAGACTCTGTTGTAACAACTGGGATATTCGACAATTAGGTTGGGAACCGAAAGAGAATGTTGATTTTATCGTCGAGAAGATGGTAGAGGCTAGATTAGCACAAGGAGATGGTGAACGTAAGATATTTGTAGATGGATTATATGGAAGGAAAATGAAAATATGAGGGTACCATTTTTTAAGTTATCGTTTGATGAACGGGAAATAGACCAAGTAATAAGAGTAATGCGTAGGGGTTATTTAACCCAGGGCAGAGAAACCAGAGTATTAGAAAAGGAGTTCTCAAGGTATGTGGGTAGTAAATATGCTATTGCTGTTAGTTCTTGTACTGATGGGTTATTTTTATCGCTCAAGTGCAATGGTATCGGCAGAGGTGATATTGTTTCTATTCCTTCTCTTACTTTTGCTTCTGTTGCGAACGTCATATTACATTGTGATGCCAAGATAGCTTGGGAAGATAAGAGTTATGTCGGCAGTGCATATTACTTAAAGAATAACAGACCGTTCAAGATTGTAGATTCAGCTCATCAAATAGAGAGAGCGTTATATCATGATTATAGAGGAGCGTTAATGTCATTTTCATTTTATCCTACTAAGCAGATTAGTTCTGCTGAAGGTGGAATGATTTGTTTGAACGACCACTACGCTATGGAATGGCTTGAGAAAGCCAGATGGCATGGCAGAAAAGGTGGAGGGTTCAATTACTCCATAGAGATGCCAGGTTGGAAAATGAACATGACAGATGTACAAGCTGTAATAGCTTTAGTACAATTAACTAAGTTAGATGATATGAATAGGAAGAGACGGGTTATAGTTGATTATTACAATAGGGAATTAGGGGAAAGCGTTTCGAGCTTACACTTGTACACAATACAAGTAGAGAATAGAGATACATTTATAGAGTATATGGATAGAAAAGGCATTAATTGTTCGGTTCATTATTATACGCCTTTACATAAGCAACCGGCTTATAAAGAGTTCGACACTTGTTTGCCGACGACAGAGTATATAGCAAAGCACATAGTATCATTACCGTTGTATCCAGACATGACAACTGACGAAGCTGATTATGTTGTGAGTGCGGTTAAGGAATGGAGGAACCATGAACGGAAAGAAACCAGTAAATAGCATTGTCTGTGGATTAGGGGAAATTGGGTCTGCTCTTTTAAAGATATTAAAAGATAGGTATGAAGCATTTGGAATAGATAAGAAGAATGTATTCACACCTTGGAGATGTTATTACTTAAATATTTGTATTCCTTATTCTGATAAATTTGTAGGGATTGTAAATGATTATATTAAACAGTTTGAACCTAATGTAACGATTATACATTCAACTGTTCCTGTTGGTACGACAAAGAAAATAAAGGGAATAGTAGTTCATAGTCCTGTAATGGCTAAGCATCCGAATGTTGAAGCTGGTTTAAAAACATATATCAAGTTTATTGGATGTAATGACGACAAAGGAAGGCAGTTAGCTGGAGATTATCTTGGAGCTGTAATGAGTATATGTTGTGTTAAGGATAGTAATACTACTGAACTAATGAAGATATTATCTTTAACTCGATACGGACTTTATTTGCAGATAGCAGATGAGATGAAAAGAATTTGTGATGATTATAACGTGAATTATGAGACAGTAGTTAAGTTGTGGGAATCAGCGTATAACGCAGGGATTAAACATAGTGACCCTGATAAACAGAGACCGATATATGACCCACCAAACGGTATTATAGGTGGGCATTGTGTATTACAAAACATGGAGATATTTAATAATGGATATGATTCGAAAATGGTTGATGAAGTGGTCAAGAAATATAAAAGTATATCGTTACACTAATATTTATAAGACTGCTATTATAGGTAGAGATTCAGTAATAGGGAGTTATACAGAAATAGGAGATGAGGTAAAGATAGGTGAAAGATGTAAGATACAAGCGATGGTGTTTATTCCTAAAGGAGTCACGATTGGTAATGATGTTTTCATTGGTCCTCGTGTTTGTTTTGTTAACGATTTATATCCTAAGGCGAATGGGGAATGGAAAGTTCACAAAACAACAGTCGGTAATGGAGCAAGTGTGGGAGCTGGGAGTGTGATTATATGTGGTGTAGATATTGGTTGCAATGCTAAAATAGGAGCTGGTTCAGTTGTGACACGTAATGTTCCTCCTGATACGGTTGTATACGGTGTTCCTGCTAAGCAAAAGGAGTCTAGGTGGAAATAAATTTTCCAGAATGATAACAAGAACATGCGGAGGTGTCAAGTGAAGTTTTTGCACGTGTTAGGAACACGACCAAACCTAATTAAGTTTGTAGATATTACTGGAGAAGATTATATAGTTTGGACTGGTCAGCATTATGATAAATGCTTAGAAGCATTGCCAGTACCAGAAAAAGCTGTCTGTCTAGGAAAGACGACATTAGGAGCAATGACAGAAGCTATAAAAGATTATATAGAAACTGCAAAACCAAATGCTGTATTAGTTTATGGGGATACAAGGTCAACATTGGCAGGTGCATTAGCAGCCAATGAACTTAATGTTCCATTGGTTCATATAGAAGCTGGACTTAGACTTTATGATAATAGACGACCCGAAGAGAGAATAAGAAGAATGGTGGATGACATATCAGATTATTTGTTTTGCCCAACACAAACTGCTTATAACAATTTGAAGCAGGAGATGATAAGGGGCAAGGTATTCTTGGTAGGGGATATACATTATGACCGGTACGTTGAAAACAGAAAGCATGATGGATATATTCTAGCAACAATACATAGAGCAGAAAATACAAGTGATGAAGAATCTTTGAGAAAGGTTTTAGGAAAGTTAAGAAGGAAAGAGAAAGTAATTTTTCCTATGCACCCTAGGACTAAGAATAAAATGGAGGGGTTTGGAATTAAATTGTCTAAAAATATTGAGGTTTTAGAACCTCTAAAATACGAAGAAATGCAAGAAATGATAAAGAATGCTAAATTAGTTTTAACTGATTCTGGTGGAGTAAGTCGTGAGGCTTGGTTTGCCGGAACTCCAGTGGAGATTCTTGGTAAATCAGAATGGCCTGAAATAAATTCTTTTGGCAAAGGAAACGCAAGAGAACTAATAAGAGAAATCTTATTAAAAGAGGAGATTTAAAATGGCAGGAGTAACTGATGCAAATGGTAATCTTGTTTGTATTTCGGAAGGGTCTACGGCAGAGAGTCCAAAGGGTGGAGGAAATAAACAAGCTGGCGAATTAGCTGGGTCGACAGATTCACAAGGCCGATTAATAATAGTGATGGGATAAAAGGAGAAAAAAAATGGTAGGACAAACAGATAGTTATGGAAGATTAAGAGTCGCTTTTTCTGGTGGAGCAGGAATCATATACAAGGGTGGAATAGATTGTTCTGGTAGTCCAAATTATCCAGCAGCAACATCAGGAGACTTATATGTTGTTACGGCTGGCGGTAATATAGGTGGAGCAGCTGGACCAGTTGTTGAAGCTGGTGACCAGTTATTTTGCAAAACAAATAGTGCGGCTGGCGACGAAGCAACTGTTGGTGCTAATTGGGATATAGTTCAAACTAATATTGATATAGATGGTTACGTAAATAAAACAACCACAGATATGGATATTTATATTTCAACTACTGGGGACGATACTACTGGTGATGGCTCTGTAGCTACTCCTTATGCTACAAGACAACACGTTTATGATAAAATATTACCCACATTAATAGATGACGAGATAACAATTCATTTAGCAGCTGGAACTTATTATGAGTCTGCAATATTAGCAGGAAAGATAATTGGCGAAGGTTATTTAAGGATACAAGGTGAAATAGATGTTCTTAATGATAATGGTGGAGCTAATTTTACTATTACCGCAGGTGATATTCAAAATGCTACTGGGTTCGGTGAATTAACTGTTGCCACTGCTGGTTGGACACCTAATGCTTATGATGGAAAATGGATTGAGATTATTGAAACTGATGGTGTTAATAAGAAGTATGGTAAATATATTCCTATTTACTCAAATTCAGCAACCGTAATAACGACAACACAACTTGGGTTTACGCCTACGATTGGAACGACTGAATTTAAGATTGTTGATTTAACTACAATTATATCTGGTGCTTCCGCAGCACATCCTAATGTCGCACAAGATAATGAGACTCAAGGTCTTGAGATTATTGATAATATTTCAACCGCT